AAGTCGCCTAACGGAGAAACAAATATTGATCTAATGGTCAAGAGCAGCATTGATCGCCTTGATTCTCAAGGTCAGCTTGACGGCATGTTCCGCAGGCATGGTGGGACAAGGCAAGGGAGATTTTAACGTATGGCAACTTGGCCTGCATCATTACCTCAGAAGTTCCATCAAACCGGTTTTTCAATAAGGCCGCCTATTGGCTCAATTAGAACAAGCATGTCTACAGGAAAGGCTTTTCAACGCCGCAGGTTCACCGCTGCTGTACAGCCTGTATCAGGTCGAATGTATCTCACAGAAACTCAGTTTGAGACTCTTTTTAATTTCTGGGAAAACACACTTGCAATGGGCAGTCTTGAGTTTGATTGGGTGCACCCCATCACAAGAAATCCTGCAACATTTCGATTCCTAGCAAGCAAGGCACCAACTTTAGGTGCGGTTGACGGAGAAATATACGGCGTTAATTTAGAGTTGGAGTTGATACCGTAATGGCACTTTCTCAAGGCGCTTTACAAGCTGTACTTTCTTCAGCCACATCACAGGTCTTTTTACAGTGCTTGACTATATCACATTCTAGTTTTTCTACTTTAAGGCTTGTGAATAACACCGAAGACATCGTTCGCTCTTCTGGGACTTTTCAAAGATTCCCTTTTGGCGTATCTGCATCAACTCAGCAAGAAGGCAAGCCGCCATCTATAAAGATCAGTGCTGATGCAGTAGATCAGCGAGTGATTGTTGCTCTGAGAAATCTTGCAGGTAAAAGAGAAAGAGCAAAAATAACTTATGAGGTCATCCTTGCAGCAACGCCAGATAGCGTTGAGTTTGGGCCAGTGACTTTTGAGCTAGAAGGTGTCTCTGGTGGTTCTGGCACAGTCATAAGTCTAGACGCATCTATCCTAAAAGGTGCGCTTGACGACGCATTCCCTAAAGACCAATTTACGCCAAGTAATGTCTCTGAGTAAATACAAAGATTTTATCGGCATAGATTATGAAAGGCCGCACGGTTGCTTCAAGTTAGTTGCACAAGTGTTTAAAGAAGTCTACGGAGTAGATTTAGGTAAGCCAGAGTTCGGGTTGCCAGAAGAGGCAGATAGCAGAGATAAAACTGCTGTTGTCAGGAAAAGTCTGGCAGAAAAAAGTGTTGAAGTGAGCGATCCACAAGAAGGCGATGTTGTTATTATTCGCTCTCGGCCTTGGCATATAGGTGTAGTCATAGGCGAAGGGCTTATGCTGCACAATTACAGCAGAACATCTAACAGTTGCATTGAAGAGTATAACTCAATGCGATGGAAAGATCGAATAGAAGGCTTCTACCGATATAAGGGTTTTCAATGAGCGTTACTGTACAAGCAAGTAAACACCCTCTGAAGCCAGATTGGGTTCACGCAGAAGTAGAGCCGAATCAGTCTATCTATGAGATAGCTGGCACTGACTCTGTAATTGCGCTGCTTAATGGTCGAGAAGTAGCACCAGAGCTACATAGACTAGTTCGAGCAAAAGATAATACTCACCTTGTTCTTTGGCCGATACCGCAAGATGACGAAAACAGGGACGATGCCGCAGATGCTGTTACAGATGGTATAGATTCTGTAGTAGAAGAGGTTACTGAAGCGGTAGGCTCTGATATTGTCAGAGCTATCGCTACAATCGGAATCGCTATCGCTGCTCCTTATGCTGCTACAGCAATGGGCCTGACAAAAGGCACGCTTTTATTTAATGCTGCTGTTGCTGGCATAGGCATGGCTGGGCAAATGGCAGTGAACGCCCTTATTCCGCCTCAAATGCCTGATATGCCTAGCTATGATTCTGAGTCATTCAACAGACTTGAATCTTTGACTGGTGTGACTAACAGGTTAGCTGCTTTCCAGCCTATACCTCGCCTTTATGGCACCTTCAAGATATTCCCTCCTATACCGATGACGGCTCGCCCTTACAGCGAAGTTCTTGGTGAAGATCAGTACATTCGCATGCTAGTCTGCCTAGGCTACGGGCCTTTAGAGATCGGTGGAGTCACTGTAGGGCCGGGCCTTCCTATCATTGACGAAAATACGTCTTTATCTGGTGTTCCGATTAGGATTGGTGAGACTGCCATCAATGAACTAGAGGATGTTCAGTTTGAGATAGGCAACCCAGACCAGATGACTCTGTATACAGATCAGATCATCGAAGACAGCACTGGGTTCACCACAGGCTTTACTGATGAAGATGAGCTTGATGGGGATGGCGTAAAAGTAGAAAACATCTCTGCAATCAGAACAACTCAACCTGATGCAGATAGCGCAAGCATTGATTTTGGTGGCCGCCTTTACTCAGTAAATGATGAAGGTAAGACCCGGAATGCTAAGGTTTTTTGGAAGATTGAGTTCCGTGAAGTTGGTACTACTGCGTTCACAGTGGCTCAAGAAGAGTTTGTCATCTCTTCTAGCAAAAAAGAGACTGTCAGAGAAGGGCTTACAATCAACTTTCCTTCTCGTGGTCAATATGATATTCGTGTCACACGTCTTAGAACAGAACACTCTGCTACAAACGCAATCGCAAATAACTTTTCTTGGAGCGCTTTACGGACAATCAGATCAGTTCAAGCGTTTGATGTAGAAAACACAATCGTTATGTCACTCCGCATCAAGGCGACCAATCAATTAAATGGTCGTGTTGATGACCTGTCTATTGAAGCCACGTCAGTCCTCCCAGTATACAATGGCAGTCAGTGGGTTGAGCAGCCTACAAATAATCCGGCTTGGATATATTCTGACATTTGGACTGGAACAGCTAACCGCAGGCCGCTTCCTAAATCAGACCTAGATACAGATGCGCTTATTGAATGGGCAAACTTCTGTGACACAGAGGGATTCAAATATAATGGTGTGTTTGATGCTGGTGGCACAACACTTAGTCGTGCCTCAGAGGTAGCTTCAGCAGGACTAGCATCTTGGGCATTCAGCCCTGACTCTAAGGTAACGATTGTGCGCGACACAGTGCAGGCGTTGCCTAAGATGGTGATTAGTCCTAGAAACTCCTATGGATTTTCTTTTGAGCTTGTCAACGTAGATGTTCCTGAGGGCTTGCGTGTCAGATTTATTGACGGGGATACATATCAAAACACAGAGCGCCTTGTTTTCGATGATGGGTTCAACGAAAGCAATGCAACTGAGTTTGAGACACTTGAAGCCAAAGGTGTAACTGATCCTGACCAAGCATTTAAGTATGCTCGCTTTCATATTGCTCAACAGCGATTGCGTCCAGAGCGTTACACATTCAATCAGGATGTGCAACATCTACGCTACAAGCGCGGTGATCTTCTTACAATTCAGTATGACACTATTCTTGTTGGCATAGCGTCAGGCAGAATAAAGAGTGTTCAGTCTGATATAGTAATAGAGTTAGATGAAGTTGTTGTTGATAATGGCGAAAACTATGCTGTAAAAATACAGCACAAAGATGGCACTATAAGCACAGTTGGGGCCACACCTAGCGGCGGCGCGACAAACACAACTCTTACTTTAGACTCGGCAACGCCAAACGCAGAAGAAGACGACCTTGTTATTTTTGGTATTTCTGGCAAAGAGTCTATTGATGTCAAGGTATCTGCTATTGAGCCACAAGGAGAGCTGGCAGCTAGTGTGACTTGTGTGCCAGCCGCGCCTAATGTCCTTGATGCCTTAACAGGCCCAATTCCTCAGTTTGACCCTGTTATTACAGATTTTGTAGACGCTAACAGAGTCTCACCTAAGCAACCATCAATCGAAAGCATTGAGTCTGATGAGGGTGTCCTTTACGCAGATGACGACGGCTCTCTACGAGTCAGGATGTTAGTAGAGACGGTTCTAGGCTCTTTTCCCGGTTGGGATCAAAAGACACAACTACGCTACCGTGCGGTAGGCGATAGCAGTTTTGATACTTTAGAACCTGTATCTGCAAGCAGCCAATCTATTTTTAGTGTGGATGAAGGCGTAGAGTACGAGGTACAAGTCCGTGGCGTAAAGGGTGGTTTTTTCTCACCTTGGTCTTCTAGTGTAAACCATACAGTTACAGGTAAGAGCAACCCGCCGCCTGATGTAACGGTTTTCTCTGCAACACAGAATGGAATCAATGTGGACTTTGACTGGGATTCAGTTATTGCTCCAGATTTAGACGGCTATGTTATTCGCTTTGGAGATACGAACGATACATTCGATAGCGCCAGCAAGTTGTTATCAACCGGCCTTCTGTCTACAGAAGCAACTACACAGCTTTCTGCTGGCACTTATAAGTTCTTTATCAAAGCAGAAGACACGACAGAAAACCTATCAGCAGCTGCCGCAGAACAGACCCTTGTTGTACAGCCTCCCAATAACGTCAGCAACTTCACTGCTGAACAAGATGGCATAAGAGTAAACTTCAACTGGTCTTCTGTTTCATTCTTTGGGCTTGATGGCTATGAAATAAGAATAGGATCAGAGGATGATACTTGGGAGACTTCTGAGAAGCTAGTTGACGTAGGCGCTCTGTCTACTTCTGGTTTTGAGTTGGTTGAGCCGGGGCAGTATCGTTTCTTTATTAAAGCCTATAGCAGTCTTGGAGATGAGTCTGAGCAAGCATCTACTTTTGATTTAACTGTAGAGCCTCCGGGACAAGTACAGAACTTCAACGCCATTCAGAACGGAGAAACCGTTGTCTTTCGTTGGCAACAAGTAGATTTCTTCGGGTTAAAAGGCTATGAGATACGTTTCGGTGATGCTGAAACGGTAACTTACGTCTCTGGTAGTAAGCTGGTAGAGGCAAACCAATCAACTGCGATTGCACAAGCTGACGTTCCTCCCGGAAACTACAAGTTTATGATTAAAGCTGTCTCTGATTTAGATAGTGAATCAGAGGAACCAGCAGAACGCATCCTTCAAGTCAAGACAGATTACATTGACCGTGAACGCACTACTCACCATCCTACTTGGACTGATGGCTGGTATCGTGGCTTTGAAAAGCAAGGTGATGTGCTTGTTGTTGAAGATGACTTTGAAGCATTTTACGTCACAGATCAAGTAGACTTGCTTTTTGACGCTGAAGATGTCAGGGCGTGGGCTGTTCTAGAGGCTGCTTTTACAGACTCTGACTCTACTGTAGACAAAGGGCTTATTACTTCTGGAATAACACAGTTTGAAGATTATAATAGCATTGATGTGGCTGTATCAGAGACTATTGATAACGGCGCTCTTCAGATTGGCCTGCCACTGTCTAACCCTTTCGTTTTCCAAGAAATAGCATTCCGAAACACAGGTGATCTTTGGCAAGATGACGACCGGACTATTGAAAGACACGGAAGGATAACCGACTCGGTTCTGCAAACAGAGACGCGCGGAAGTGTTGCAGAAGAAGCGAATGAGTTTGAGTCTTACGACACTTTAATGGGTTGGCAAGATTGGACTAAAGGCGAGATAGACGCTCGGTTTGTCAAGTACCGCGCTCGAATAAAACAAAGAGAGAACGAGCAAAATACTAAGCTGTTGCGTAAGTTTACAACGGTAGTCGATGTTGAAGAGCGAATTGAGCGCCAACAGAATAAAGCTGTGGCAATCGGCGGGACGACCTTCAGCTTTGATCGCACTTTCCACTTCTTGCCTGCTGTAGTCGCAACTGTAGAATCAGACGATGCACTATTCCCAATCCGCAAAAACCTTAACAC